GGCGGTAGATATCCAGCGCGTCTGCGCTCACCCAATCGGGGAGCGTGACGCCTTCCAGCGCTGCTTGCGACTGCGCCCGCTTGTATTCGACCGGACGCCGCTGGGCGTCCTGAATCGACATGATGGAGTCAATGATGTTCGCGGCTCGGGTGTTCTGCTTCTCGTGCAGGGCTAGCTCGTGGTCTTTCGCCGTCTGGAGCGACTGGATGAACCCGCCAATGGAGTTCCGCGTCTGGTTGACCACCTCCGGGCTGGCCCCGTAGGTTTCGAGCAACTGAATGTACTTGCCGTGATCGGTCCCGGCCTCAGCCGCCGCCCGCTTCGCCGCTTCGATGTTCCGGCGGTTGCGCTCCATCTCCTCCTGGGTCTGCTCCATCTGCGCTTTCGCCGCCTGCGTGGCCGCTTGCGTGTGCGACAGCGTGGCCTGCTGCTGCTGTAGCTCCAATGGAGACTTCCAGGCCGTCGTAGGCTGCGGCCCCATCGCGAGAATGTTGGTGATGTCTGCCATGTGCGCTCCTACCAAGGGGTCAGCGGGTTACGAGGGCTACTGGAGGCCCCGGCCCACGGCTGCGTTTGCAGTGGCAGACTGGACATACTCGGGCCACCCGCTCTTGAATTGGTAAAGATTGGTTGCATGACCTGCGGAAGCGTCTGCGAGGCTTGGTTCACCATCCCCGTCACCGCGTTGGACTGGCCCAGCAATCCCGCTCCACGTGCGTTCTGCCCTGCTACGCGATAGTTCGCCGCGAGGTTCTGCCCTTGCATCCCAAAGTTGGCGAAAAATTGAGCTACATCCATACCCGTATTCCCTACGTACTGTCCGGTATTGGTGTAGTTGTTGGCCGTCTGAGCCGCAGCGTTGCTACCCGCATTTGTTAACGTAGTCGCCGCCGCCTGTTGAAGCCCGCGCCCCTTGATGTAGCGATCAAACGCATCGTTATAGTAGGTCGCCGCCAGCCCCTGCCCGTATTTGGTAAGGTCTTTAAGAACGTTGCCCGAAGAAGCCAACCCCCGCGCAGCCGCGTTGTGGTTAATAGCGTTCGCGCCCTGCTCCATCTCGAACTGGAACGCAGGATCGTTGGCGTAGTCGGCGTAGCTAAACTTCGCCGGGTTGGTCGCCATCTGCGTCAACTGGTCAACTCCAGCCGTACCAGCCGCCACGTATGGGCTCAGAATATTGTTGGCTGCGTCACGCCCGTCCGTCGCCGCCGTGATCGCGTTGTTCCCCGCGTTGGCGACTGCGCCCTGTCCCGCGCCCGTCGCCGCGATAATGTCGTTAGATGCGCCTTCGTTGGTGTTGGCGATCATCTCGCCGACACGCCGCGAGCGGTTGCCGCCGTAGATCCCGTTGAACAGGGACCCGGCCAGTCCGATAATCGGTGCTGCAATACCTGCCATTCGGTAGCTCCTCGTGTGGAGAATGCAACTCCCCCGGAATCGGGGGGCGAGGTACTACCCCGGCATCAGCCGTGCGGGACTACTTACAGGCCCAGGATTTGGTGCCGTAGTCCCAGGAGCAGGTTGCGTCTGCTCCGTGAGCCTTTTGAAGCTGGTCCATGAGCCCCTGCACCTGCTTGGTGGCCGCATCGACTCGCTTCATATGTGAATTGCCAGCCGTCGAATCGGCCAGAGCTTCGAGCATGGAGGCGCGGGCCTGATAGTACTCCACCAGCGAGGCCAGCAGCTTCTCGTTTTCCTCCACCGTCAGCGGAGTCGGTTCAGCGGCGGCGGTCGCAATCGACAGCGCCATTGCGATGAATGCAATTCGGGCTTTCATTGTCCTCTCTTTCAAACTGATAGACGATGGTGAACGATGGCTCCATGTGGACCGGCTCTCCGGTTTCGTTCAACCACACCGCCGTTTTCGAGATCAACACGTTATCCGGCCCCAGCAGCCCGCCGTGGCGGGTATCGTAGTCCACCGGTGCGCGGAAGTTGCGCTGCGTCCCGCACACCGAATCCTGGATGTACAGGAACGTGTTATCCGCTGCCGGGGTGACGCGAGCAGAACCTTCCGGGGCGGTCGTTGCGAGGCCCCACAGCACGCCGAGGCAGTTGCCCGATGGGTTCTTCCGCACCCAGCCCTGGAAGTCGCCGTAGACTCGAAGAATGCGCGTTCTGTAGCCCGCTGGCGGGTGGAACTCAATCCGGCGCACCGCGTAGCCCGCCGTTCCCCACGTATCCGGCCTGCTGTCGGGCGTCCCGAGAAGATCATCCGAGTGATTGGTCGCAGCCGAAAAAGGCCCCAGCGTCTCTGCGGGAGACGCCAGGGCAAGGAGGAGGAGTAGAGCTACTGCGTTCACGCTTATAAATTGCCGCCTAGTACGATGCGAGGTTCACGCGATAGCGGTTCCCGCCCGCGCACATGATGAGGTACTGCGCCGAGGTGTCCCAACCCAGCCAGCCATCAGCCACGCCCGAACACGACACGCCGCCAGAGCCAGAGAAAGAGCGCGTATACATGTTCCCGGTGAATGAGAAGTCCCCGGAAAGCACCTGCGGGCCGGTCCCGGTCGTGGTGACGCAGGTGGTGCAGGAAATCGCCGGGGTCGTGCCCCCGCTGGAGGCGATGGGGCCGCTGGCCGTGACCGAAGTTACGCAGGTAGGGCAGGAAATCGTGCCCGTCGTGGTGATCGTGCCGCCCGAAATGGGGCCAGTGGTCGAAATCGACGTGACCGTGCCGGTTCCGCTGCCGCATGTCTTCCAGCCGAGATTGGCCGAGCCGTCCGTCTTCAAACACTGGTCGCTGGAGCCGTCAGCCGTGGGTAGGACCCAATCGGTGCTGGTACCGGTGGTCGCCGTGGCCGCTTTCAAGCCCCAATAGCGGTCGCCCGCCGTGTTCAGCAGCCGCAAGAACCCGGAGCCGCCCGCGCCCCCGTTGTTCAGCAGCACGCGGGACACGCCGCCGCCGAAGATGTTGAGCTGGCCGGTTTGAAGATTGGTGCCGCTTGTCCACAGGAGCGAACCGTTCAGGTTGATCTGCGAAGACGTGATAGTGAGCGCCCCGCCCCCCGAAGGGCTGATGGCTGGCGTCTCAATATCGTAGGTCCAGACTTTCTTGTACTTGTTCCCGCTGGCCCCAAGGTCCCACGTGTTGTCTTCGGCGCCCGCCGTGGTGCCGGGGACGATTGAGCCTTTCCAGTACAGCTTGCGGTTGGTACCGAAGATATCCGCAGTCTGGAAGGTCGCTACCTGCGTCCCGGCATTGTCCACGAGGTAGTAGGCTGAGGCCGTCCCCGCCGCTGGCGTGTTCACGAACTGGTACCAGAACGCCGTACCCCCCGTTTGGTCGTAGACTTCGAGTTTCCGGGTGCGTGCGTAGTTCGTGGACGTGGTGCACCCTGTACAGATGCCATCCAGCCGGTTCGCCGCCACCTGATACCAGCGGTTGGTATCTCCCAGCTTGTAAGTGTCCGTTGCCGAGGGGTTCACGTCCCGCATGGTCTGCGTGGCGGTCCACGTCTGCGCGTAGTCGATCCCCGCGACGGTGATATTGGCGTCCTGTGCCGTCCAGGTGCGGGTGGTCGCCGTGGTCAGGCCGTCCACCTCAAACTTCAGTAGCTTCGTGGCATCACTGGACCCTTTGATGATGTTGGTGGTATCCACGAACGGAGGCGAGGAGCCGCCACCCGAGCAGGACACCCACGACAGCACCGCCGACCCGTTGGTGGAGAGACAATCCCCCGAGGAGCCGTCAGCCCCCGGCATCTGGTAGATCGCCGCCGTGGTCATCGCTGGATCGGCAAAAAAGCCCGTACACGCGCTGATATCGACGTTGCACAGCGTAACGCGCCCGCTGCCTGCCGCGCCTCCCGGAGTAACCGTCGCACGCGCCCCAATGAGGCCAGCACGCCACACCTGAAGCCCGGAGGAGTTGTCGTACAGGCCGGTGAGGTTGGGAAACACGATGCGATCCGACTTCACGCTGCCGTAGTTCGCGTTGGTGGAGTCGTAGACGCGCAGTTCGCCGCCCACGGTCTTTGCGGAGTTCGACTTGATATCCACCCGCGTCGAAAAGGCCGTCTGCGCGTGCACCGAGGCCGCAAAAATCAGAATCAGAGCGTATTTCATGGTGTGTCCCTCGAAAATGGCGCGGCACTCAGCCACCACGCGCTTCCACCGACATAGACGAACTGCAAAATGGTGGTTCTTAGCGGGCTGGGGTCCACATCGTCACTGGTGACCATCTTGAAGGCTGCGTTGAATGTCGCAACCCACCCGCCTGTGGCGTTTTGACCCACAAACAGAACGTAGAGGTCGCCCACCGCAGGACTGCCGCCCGGTGCCGTGATGGTGGTGTTTGCGGTCATGGTGTAGCTCGCGACCGTGACCGTGGCTCCCGTGCCTCCACCGCCCCCGGCGGCGTTCGCCAGCTCGTTGAACCACTGAATCCAGGGGAGAGTGAGCTTGCCGCTATCCTGCTGCGGGTCCAGCGATCCGCGCTGATTGAGCGGGGACTGGATCGGGGCCGGGGAAATGGACATTAGGGCTCAATCCCCGCCTCAATGTTCAAATCAGCCGCCGAAATCCGCACCAAGTCCGAAGAAGTGGTCCATGTGACCTTGTAGACGCGATCTCTGCCGCGCCCGAGCTGCCACTGCTGCACCGTCTTGATGCCCGAGGCCGCGCTGGTGCCTTTGATCTGCATGCTCTGAGGCGTGTTGAAGGTTGTCCCGCCGTCATCGGACCACGAAATCTGCGGCACGGTTGAGCCGAACACGCCATCCAGCATTAACGAAATGTGCTTCACCCAGCGGTTCTGGTTCGACACATGCGGAGCCTGCCGCGTGTAGACGATGCTCGTTCCGTTATCGGAGGTGTAGGAGGAGTCCTGGAGGTAGATGTTTCCATTCGTCCGATCCCCCACGAAGTTCTTCGCAACCCCGCTGGAGGTGTCATCCAGCGAAGCGAAGCACGCAGGCCGAGCCATCTCCGGGGTGCCGCCGTTGTTGTAGCTGCGCTCATGCCAGAAGCCCGTGGTCAGGTCGTACACCAAGGTCGCCCCGGCGCTGCTGTTAGCGTTCGGGAAGTTGGTCACGTAGAACACGTGGCCGTTGTACTCCTCAGCCCACGAATACGCATCGGCCAAGCCGCCGGCCCCGTAGGTCGCCATGAGCGCTTCAATCCCCGGAGTCGAGATCCGCTGCGGGTTCAGGCCGTTGGCCTGCCAGAACTTCCCATACCCGCGCTCATCAGCCCCCAGCCAGAGAAGGGTGTTCATGATCCGCACGGCAGTAAACGAGGACATGGCGCGAATGCCCTGACTCACGCCCAGAATGCCCACGTTGATCGTGCCGCTGGACATGCGTTCCAGCGCGAACCCGGAGTTCCCGGCGTTGTACCAGACCTCTGAGTTTTGCTGGCCGAGGAACCACATCAGCCCGTTCACCTGAATCAGCCGCCGCTTGAGGTCCGAGGTCCCCTGAAGGGTCGCCACATCCAGCGCGGGCCAGGTCGTGCCGTCCCCGAGCGCCGACTGCGCCACCTGATTGGTGGTGGTGGAGGAGAGCGCGTACAGAAACCCGTCCAGGTAGTCCACGCTGAAGCCCTGATAGACCATGTTCAGCGCAGGGCCGACCGGATTCACGTAGAACAGCTTCGCTTGCGAGGAGTCCATCACAAACAACTGCGCCGTGGCTCCGGTGCCGTTCACTACGAACTGGCACGGGCTCGTCCCAGACAGCGCCAGCGCCCCGAAGTCGGTAATCACCGAGTACGTGGCCGGGTTGATCTCGTAGACGTGCGTCCCGCCCACCGCAAACAGCCGCCCATTCCCGGCATACAGCGCCCGCACCGGGCCAAAGGGCAGCGTGCCGTACAGCGTCAGCCCCGGACGCCCAATGAGCGCCACAGGGGTCTTGGCTCCGGGTTCCTGCGCGGCCTCCGGGTAACAGTTGATCGAGCGTTGGCAGTCCACCGTGACCGATGCCGCCTGATAAGACGGCCCGCAGAACGGGAACGCGCTGTACGGAACAGTCGGCATAGGCTAGAACGTCCCCGGCCCGTTCCCGAACCCGCCGGTGAGGTAATTGAAGCCGCTCTGCGGCCTCTGAGCGCTCTGGAAGGCTCCGTCAGTGGTCATGTACGGGCTTTGTGCGTTGTAGTCGATCACCGCAGCCTTCGACTCCCGCGCCAGCCGCTGCACTTCGGCAAACTTCGAGCGGTTGAACTTGTCGGGGGCCAGCGAGGAAATCTCAATCGCCAGGTTGAACGTCAGCGCCCGCTCGTAGCCCGGAGGGAAGTTATAGGCCGTCGTGAGGTCGGTGAACGTGTCCAGCGCGTGCCACTGGTACAGCTCCAGCTCATACGCTGCGTTCGCCTGCGGCCACAGGTACACCTTCCCGAGCCCGGAGGTGAACGCGGCATCGTAGTACAGGATGTTCGGGATCGCCGCCACTTCCTGCACCCCGACCGCCGACCACTGCCGAAAATCAATGATATCCACCGGCTTTCTGAGCACCGGGGAGTAGGTGTTGATGATGACGTTGGCCTGTTCGATCCGCAGGGGTCGCGGCCCGTCGAAATCGCCACCCGATCCGATGGTGAAGGAGGTCTGATTGGCCGTGAGGGTGTATGTCTCGATTTCCTGCCACGGGATCAGCCAGCGGTTCAGATTCCACGACTCGATCATGCCGTTGAGGGCATACTTCGCGTCATCTTCAAGATCCGGGGGGATCGTTGACCCCTGGAAGGCGTACCCGAGATGCCGGCACGCCCGATAAATCAACTGCCGTCCGGTCACGCTCATTGCGTCACCACATGCTGCTGCACCGGCGGCACCGGAGCCGAGGGCGTCAGCAGTTCAGCGTTCAGGCTGTTGATGATGGTCAGAGCGCGGGTCAGCTCATCCGTGACAGACTTGGGCGTTGCCATGCCGTAGGTCGAGGCCAGAATGTCGGCCAGGTTCGCCTTGATCCACAGTTCATACCCGGGAAGCATCGTCACCGGGGTCGTCAGGTCCGAGAAGTTGGTGATGGGCGTGGGAACGGTCAAATTGAGCGTCCCCGATGCCGCCACCGGCGAAACGTAGACCTTCGGAGAGCTGGCAGCTCGGTCGTACCAGACGTACTGCACCAGCGGGCTCGTGCTCAAGCGGTCCACGAGGTTGTACCAAGTCCCCGAATCCTGAATCACCCGGACGGGCATGCCGACCCCGTTGGACATGTCCACCGACGCCGCCAGGAGCTTGCTGTAGCGAGTTCCCAACGTATAGGAGGAGGCTCCCGACAGCGACTGCGTGACCACCGTGGACGAAATCGCCATCTTGGGATCGTCGTTGGCGTTGTCCACCATGTTCTGCAAATACAGCAGCCCATCGTCCTTCTGTGCCGTGGACGGAGCCCCGCCCGAGTCCAGCACGCCCAGCAGTTGCAGGGCTGCGGTGATCGCCGCCGTCGCTGTCAAAGTCGCCATGCGTTCCTCCTACTGCTTCGCTGCTTTCGCCGCTTTGGGTTCGGCCTTCATCGCCGTCAACTCACCCTGCAAACGGGCAATGGTCACTGCCGGGTCTTCCGTGGGGCCGTCGGCAATCGGCGGCAGGTCGGCGATTTCCCGCACCCACTCGCCAATCGCGGTTTTCGGCTTCCGCGTTTTCTTGAGCGCTTCCATCTCGCCTTCGGAGCGCACGAGCTGCTGCTCGATGAAGTCTCCCGGCGCACCCGTGGCCGCGTTCGGGTCCTCAAACTTCGGGTCCATGTTCCGACGGAACACGTAGGCCGGGTACGGGCTGGAGCGCTGCACGTAGAACGTCTTGTAGCCCTGCGCGGCGATGGCCCGTTCCTGCTCGCGGTTCTTCACCTGCTGCGGCTCCAGCGCTTCGTGGTACATCCACTTCGGATAGCCGTTGTTGCGAGCCTGCTGCTGCTCGATGATGTCGATCATCAACACCGGGCGGTTATCTGCCGCCGGGTGGTCGAATTCCTGCATCAGACGATTGATCTCTGCCTGACGTTCTTGCTCTGTGAAGTTCTGCATGGGTTCCTTAGAGGCCAAGTTTCGACATGATGCCTTTGAGCTTGCCCGGTTGTTTCGGGGTCAGCGCTTCGACTTCTGCCGTGTAGGTCGCTTCTTCCTCCGAGTCGTAGGCCACCTTATAGGAGCCGTCCGGGAAATTCACGTGCTTCGGGTACGCGCTCGCGGGCTTGGGAGCTTCGGGGGTGCGTTCGTTTGCCGTGAAATCCAACTGCTTAAACGGGTTGTGTGCCATGTGGTCCTTTCGGGGGGGCCGAGTTTCCCCGGCCCCTTGGAGGTTCTAGCGTTCTTCGACGTAGTGGACCAACAGCCCAGGGGTGTTGATCGTCATCGCCGCAGCGCTTCCGTTGGTGAACGGCTGCGTAAACTGGAGCACCTTCGAGTCTCCGTTTAGAGTCACGGCAGAGGCGAAGGTGTAGCCGACGCTTAGGAACGATCCCGCCGTGGTGACGGTGGTGATCTGCGAGGGCTGGGTTTTGGTGATGGTGCCGCCGACCGCAACCGGGGTTACGGTGGACGCCGTTTCCGTGGTCGCGACCGCCGGAAAGGTGATGCTCCCGAGAGTCGGAGTACCCAAGGCCGAGGGGGCCGTGGTCTGCGATCCGTAGAACGCCACAATGTCCTGCAGGATCGCCGGGGAGCTGGTGTTAATCAGCGAGGCCGGGTAGAAGTTGCAGGTGAGAGTGTTGGTGCCGGTCGCCGCGTTGCTGGTCGCGTTTAGAACGAAGACGTTTGACGCGCCAATCTGCGGGTAAGTGTTGGTCGTGGTCAGGGTGGTCGGCGCAAACGTGCAGTTCGTCGGCGAAACCCAGAACGACTTGAGCTTGCCCCAGCGGCCATTCGCCCCGCAAATCCATGCGGTCCCGTTGGCCGTGTTCATCAGCGAGTTGGCCCCGTAGACAACCACCGGCAGGGAATACTGCGCGGAGGCGGTACAGGTGCCAGCCGGAGCGTTGGCGACAATCGCGCCACCCGAGAACGGGCGGCTGGAGTCGCCGGTGCCGGTGGCCGTGTTGCCCACCCAGACGTTCGCGCCCGAGGCGTGGCCCATACGAGCCGTGCCGAGCTGACCGCCCTTCACCTTGAAGCAAGTGGCCGAGGAGCCCGCGCCCGTCACCTGAAAGGCTTCCTGGTCGATGCCCAGGTAGGTGCCGTTGCGGGTCGCGGTCGGGGTGTTGATGTTGGTGGCCGAAGCCACGCACACCTCCGTCACCGAGCCGGTGCCGGATACCGCCGCGCTGGTCGTGGTCTGCGTGGTGTCGTTCTGGCCGCCGTAGGTGGTAGCGAATGCCGCAGCCGCCGAAAGCGCCGTGAGTACGATCAATTTAGTGATCTTCATGGTCTTTGTGTCCTTTCCTGTTTCTTTCGTTGCGGTTTAGCCTGCCACCAGAACAGCGCCTTCCTGATACAGCGGGGCCATGCCGTAATACACGTCGAAACGGTTGGTCCACTGGTCAGAGAGGGTCACGAAGTCGCGCACGAAGCGGAGCGAAACGCCCGTGTCGGGAGCGGATTCGGCATACGCCTTGTCCACGCCCTGCGGCACTTCGCCGGGGAACGAAACGAAGGCGAACGCCTGTTTGTCCCAAACCATGTTGCACGCCGCCGTGATGCCGCTCAGAGCGCTCTGGCCCGCCGCTGCGGTATCCCAGATGTTCACGAGGGCGTTATCCGCAGGAGCGTTCGAGACGTTCTGGAACTGGCCGCTCGGGACGATGGCCGGGGTGAACGTCAGCGTGACGTTGCCCGAGCCGTCCGAGTCCGCAGCCGCCATCACTCGGAACTGCTGGAGCTGGCCGGTGCTCTGACGAGTCTGCGGGTTCACCGCGTACACGCCAGCGATCGAGAACACGTCCCCGACCACCGCCCAGTTGGTGATGGAGTTGGACGCCCCGTCCAGAATCAGCGTGGTGCCGGTCTGGCTTGCGCCATTGACTGCCGGGGTGCCGCCGAACGTGCCGAGCGTCTGGTTGTAGACGTTCTGGTCGATGTAGGTGTTGAGGCCGACAATCATGTCGGCAACGCGGCCCGTGGACCACTGCTTGCCGATCTTGTCCTGGTTGTTGTAGAGCGAGCTGTTGTAAGACAGCCAGCCCACGTTCGCAGCCGGGTTCATGATCGCGCAGCGGGAGCGGCCCTTGAGCGGGAAGCCCATTTCGTCGAGCTTGCGACCGGCGTTCAGCCAAGTCGTGAAGGCGTTCGACGAATTCAGGCCCGGAGTCGTGCCGGGGGTGCCGGTCATGTTCGAGGCGTTCTGCGCGGCCATCTGGAGGGCGCGGGAGTCGAGCTTGTTCGCAATCGAGATCGCGGCAGGCTCCAAGTACCGGCGCTTCATTTCGTCCAAGCTCAGGTACAATTCAGCCGTCGAGAACTGGAAGTCCACGCCGGACTGCTGGTTGATCGTGACCGGGACCTGCGTATCAGTCAGGGATTCTGCCGAGTACGCCGCGCCATCGCGTCCGATAAACCGAGCCGGTTTACGGACATAGATGGTGTCGCCAATCTTGTTGCCCTTCTTGCCAAATTCCTGGTCCAAATCCCGAGTCATCTCGGGGATGGAAACTACGTTGTTTTCCAGGATCATCAGCGTTTCCCGCGTCAGAACCTGGTTCGTGAGCAGAGTATTTGCCACGTGCGTTTCTCCCAAGTAAGCCGCACCTTTACGTGCGGGCTACCCCTCAGGAGCGCAGCCGCTTGTATTCCTCGAAGGACCGAGCTTCCGCTGGGGACTTGGGCTTACCGTTGGCCGCGCCGCTCGCAACCGGGGCAACAGGTGCCGGGGCTGCTGAGGGAGCAATTACGGGTTTCCCAGGAGTGGCCGTCGATTCGACGGGCAATGCGAGCTTCAGTTCTTGGCGCAGTACGGCGCGGTAGGCTTGATCCGGCGGTAATGCCGAGAGGGCGCGAAGCTCTTGGATGTTCTTGCTGTAGTGATACAGCAGTTCACCCGCGATATCCGATTCCTGCACCGCTTGCTGGAACCCAGGATTGACGGGAATGCCCGCCGCCTGCTCGATCCCAGCTTGGTACACGTCATCGAAGTCTTCGTACTTCTCGCGTGCCGCATCCATGCGCTTCTGGTATTCAGCCTGCCGCTCTTGCTGCTTGCGGTCGGCTTCTTCCTTCATGCGCTTGTCTTCCAGCCGCTTTTCCAAAGTCGAAAGAACACGTTCTGCCCCTGGCCCTTCATACCATGCCTCAACTCCGTCCTCGTAGGTGGAGTTGGGATGTGACTGAAAATATTCAGCCAGGAAGTCCTTTAGGGCGCGTTTCTCCGCTTCGGTCTTGGGCGCTTCCGGCGCTGCCTGCTGTTCCGGTTTGCGAGTCCGGGGCGTTTCTGGCAATTCTTCCAGCATCTCAGCCGCTCGGGCGCTGCCTTTAGCTGCCGCATCTTTGAGGATTTTGAACGCCTCATCCACGCGGCCTGCCGCCAACAGTTCCTTAGCTCTCCCCGCCGCGCTTCTGTCGCGCTTCTGGGGCGTCTCCTGAGTGACGTTTTCTTTTGCAGGTTCCGGGGCTGCTGCGCTTTCGCCCTTGTCGGGCTCGGAGGCGACGGGGGCCGGTTCCGTCGTGGTTTCAGCCTTGGGGGCTTCGGCTTCAACTGGCTTTCCAGCTTGGCGAGCGGCTTTATACTCCGCGAACGACTGTTCGGGAGCCACCGGCTGCTGCTGTAGGTCCTGTTCCATTCACTTCTCCTGTCGGCGTTACTCCACGCCGGGGGTTTGGGTCATCAACTGCGCTTCCGCTTGTTCTTGCGGACTCGCGTGGAACTCGGCTTCGTGCAGCATGCTCAAACGCTGCTGAATCGAGGCGATTTCAGCGCGGAACAGCTCTTGCTGCTTGGCAAAATCCTGTTTCATCGCTTCCAGGACCAGTTTGGTTTCGTTGTTGCGGTCGTTGCGTTCGTTTTCGGCCTGAATCTTGTGGATTTCCGTCTCTTTCTCGATCTTCAGCATCTGGTTTTCGGCCTGCATCTGCTGAAGTTGCGCGGTCAACTGCGCGATCTGCACTTTCAACTGCCCCGGAGCCACATCCCCGGTCTTTGACCGCCTCATTTCCTGAATTGCCGGGGGCATCATCGCCAGATACGACTCGCTGATGACCTCCGCGCCCTCAAACGGCGCGTTCTTGTAGATTTGGTCCCCTGCGGCCTGCATCAGCATGGGATCTTGACCGGCCATTTCCTTCCAGGCCATGAATTCTTCGAGCTTCTTGGTGGGATAGCTCGGCCCGGTCGTGATCGCCACGTCAAACG